GGTGGATGGTGACGCGACCGAGCCGATCGCGTTCGACGCGAACAACCCGGTCATCGCAGCCGCGCTCAACGCGCTCGACGGGGTCGCAGGCGTGACCGTGACTGGCACCACCGCCAAGACGATCAAGTTCGTCGAAGCTGTGGTCGTCACCGCGAACAGCGGAGCGATCACCGGCGGCGGTTCAAAGACCGTCACCAAGGCCTGAGTCTGACTGGCGGGAGGCAGCCGAACCTGCCTCCCGCCCTCTCTGGAAGGCGGTAACCATGGGCGCACCACTAGTAGCCCCTGAAACGCTCGCATCCTGGCTAGGGCTCGAGTTCGATGACGCCGACACAGCGCGTGCGGGGACCGTGATCCAGATGGTCTCTGGGTTCGCCAGGGCCGAGGCCGGGCAGGACGATTGGAAAGCAGAGAACGTCCCTGAAGACGTTGCTCTGATCGTCCTGCTCGCCTCGGTTCGCTGCTGGTCAAACCCGGACCTGAAGACATCGGTCACGCATGACGACGTGACCCGGCGCTGGGAAGCCGGCCAGTTCTTCGACGAGTCGCAGCTGCGCGTTCTGCGACGACACCGGCCTGGATCGGGCGGCGGGCTCTCGTCTGTCCGGTACACCACTCCTTCTGCCCAGGTGGCCGACAGGACAGCATGGTTCGAGGTTGAGGGCGGTCGCCCGGTTGGGATGTACCGTGGGCGCGGATATTGACCTTGCGATGGCACGCCGTGAGGCGGAACGGGATATGCGAGACAGGTGCCGCGTGTTCCGCCTCGTTAAAGGGAGCGTGCTCGACGAAGCGACTGGTGAGTACCCAACGGGCGAGCAGACGATCTACGAGGGTAAGGCTCGACTGAAGTCGCCCCGTATGACGGCGCGTGAGGTCGATGCTGGCTCGCAGCTGCAGGTCGTGACTTCCACTGAGCTGCAGGTCCCGGTCGATGCTGAGGATCTGGTGGCGGGGAGCGTGGTCGAGATGACTGCGTGCCCGGACCGGCCGAAACAGGTCGGGCGCCGGTTCAAGGTGGTGGGTCCGTTCGACGGCACCCAGACGACGAAGCTCCGTTATCGCGTGGAGGCTGCTGATGGACGTTGACTTCTCCGAGCTGGACAAGCTCGCAGCGGATCTACGTGAGGCGCCTGAGTCTGTCGGCCGGTTCGCCCGCAAGGCGGTCGAGGTGACCGCCCGGAAGGTGAAGGATTCGTGGCGGGAGAACGCGCAGGGCATGTCCCACGCGCCGGCGTTCCCGTACTCGATCTCGTACGACATCGAAGGCTCCTTTGGGCAGATCGATGCGGAGATCGGACCGGACAAGGGCGCCACGCAGGGTGCTCTGGGAAACCTGATCGAGTTCGGGTCCCGGAACAACGCCCCGCAGGGCCTCGGGCATGGTGCACTGCAGGCCAACGAGCAGGATTTCGCCGATGGGCTGCAGCGCGCGGTCGACGACGCACTCAGGGAGGCGGGCTTGTGATTCGTGCGCATCGTGACGCGGTGAAGGCGTCTCTCGAGGCTGATCTTCCGGGGTCGGTGTTCTCGTCGTATTCGGCGGTGAAGGACGCGAAGCGGTACGCCGTGGTGTTCATCGGCCGCACTTCGAAACCGCAGCTGAGGTACACGTCGGGCCAGGTCCGTGATGTGTTCACGGTGACGGTGCATTCGGTGGGTGTGGACGAGGACTCTGCGTTGTGGGTGCAGGAGCGCGTCGACCAGTTGACCGGGCGGCAGCTCGTCGTTGCTGGTCGGCGCCTGCAGAAGGTCCGGTACGTGACCGGGCGGCCGCCTCAGCTGGACGACGACTCGACTGCGCCGCTCTGGTTCACGATCTCCCAGTTCGACATCGTCTCCGACCCCGCCTGACGGGGTCTTCGCATTTCAGGGGGTCCCGTATGGGGTTCATTCGGGTGCGCGCGTCGAAGGGCGTAGTGCACGAGTTCGACATTTCCGAGGCCGCGTACGCGCGCGACAAGCGTGCATACAAGGTTCTCGACCGGGCGCCGGTGCATTCGCCGCGACCGGTGAAGTACATCGATGCGGGGCAGCCCGCAGAAACCGCGCCAGCTGTGACTGGCGGGAAGGAGTGACCATGCCTCTTGAGCAGGTACAGAAGGGCACCGCGTCTGACGGCAACGGCCTGGTGCTGTGGGTGCCAGCGATCGCGGATCCGTCGAAGCCGAAGCTGTCGGAGCTGACCGCGGCGTCGGTCGTGAAGCTGACGTACGGTCTCACGCCGGACGGGTTCGCGCACGACACTTCGGTGGCGACGATCACGAGCGGACGCTTCACGCTGAAGCAGGTCATCGAAGCCGACGGCAAGATCACGGACACCGTCGAGGTGAAGTACGTGTGGCAGGGCACGGAGGACGACATCGTCCGCACGACCCTGACCTACAACACGGAGGGCTTCATCGTGAAGCGTCTCGCGGTCGCGAACGAGGTCGCGATCGAGGCGGATCAGCTGGTGACGGTGATCCCGGTGCGGTGCGGCCTGATCCGTGACGTGCCGCCCGCTGAGAACACGGAGCTGATGAAGATTCAGAAACTCAACGTGATCGGCACGGTCGAGCGCGACGTGAAGGTCGTCGCTGGCCCGTAAGTAGACCGCCTGGGGTGGGGTTTCTCGCCTCCCCACCCCAGGCTCTCTCTAGGCGAGGTGAAGGTGAGATTTCATGAGTTTCAAGGATGATCTGGCTGCGGCGAAGAAGCTGCGGCCGGAGCCGATTCTTGTCCCTGTTGCGGTGGGGGAGTCGATGTATCAGGTTGAGGTTTCGCGCCTCCCTGGCACGACGTGGGATGCGATCATGTCGCGGTGCCCGGCCCGTTCGGAGCAGCATTTCGCGGTCGGGTACGACACAGGCAAGGCCGCTGTCGTGGCGTCGACCGAGCACGGCCGTCTGCTCGACGCGGACGGTGACCCGGTCGAGAATCCTGACTGGGATGGTCTGTTCGAGGTCATCTCCGGTATCGAGCTGCGCGCGATCGCCGCGGCATGGTGGGGGCAGAACGTGAACGACCCGGACCAGGCCGTCACTGCGCTAAAAAAAGCCTCAGCGGCGCGCGAATCGAGCAGCTCGAACTAGCGCTCGACCTCGGCGTCGCGCCCCGTCGTCTTGACGGGTGGGAGCCGCGCGAATTCACGGAGTACGAGTGGGACGGCGACCGATTGGTCGGGGCCGTGACATGGCGGGAACCGGAATGGTCCCGTGACGACGTGGACGCTCTACTGGCGGTGCGGGAGCACCGGCGAATGACCGGCCCGCACGGGCAGCAGATGGACGAAGCCATGTCCCGCGACGGCGACCCGTCGAACCCGGATGCGAAGTTCCGGTGGGTCGCTGGTCTGCCGTCATTCGACTTCGCGCAGAAGGCGCTCAACAGCGCGCAGGACGCCTACAAGAAGCAATACGGCGACGACGCGGACCTCAGCTCACTGCGCTGGAGCGTCCACAAGGAACCGATCTAGTTGCGTGAGCTACCCGATCTTAAGGTCAACGATTCGCGTGCTCAGCCCCTCAACTTCGACCTTGCAAGTGAACGTGTTTCGAAGCTTGGCGCCGAAGCTGTTTTCTGCGTCGACATGACCCATGACGACAAATGGGCTGGTGGTATCTCCAGTTTGCACATCAGAGAACTCGGCGCTGGTTGGAGATTTGAGCGCTTCCTTCACAGCAGTTTTGCATGCTGACTGAGCGTAGTAGGGTGCGCTCTCCCGTTCACGCTTTTCTTTCGCTGCTGGGTCGTTATTTGAAGCCCAGCTGCTAATTCCTGCGACTGCGCCAACGCCAATCACGATCGCCAGAAGAACGAGGCAACCCATGCCCGCTCCCTTGTTAGTGGTCGCCGCGCCAGATGGGGTCTTATTCGCGGACACTGCCTTGGCCGGGGCCTGAACCGGAGCTATCGGGCCCCATTTTTGTCCATCCCACCACTGCTGCTGGCCCTGGGCATTCGGATACCAGCCGGGCGGCGGATTTGTTGTCATGCCCCCAATTCTACGGGGGCTTTTGCGTTTCTAGGAGGCCTCAATGGCTGATCGCTCCGTAAAGGTAACCCTCTCCGCGCAGGTGCAGGGCTACATCTCCGGGATGGAGAACGCGGCCCGCGCGACCCAGGAGGTCGGCTCGCAGGCTGAGCGGCTCGAGAAGCAGCGTGAGGCGTTCGAGAACATCGGGCGAACGGGAATGGTCGCGGGCGGGGCGATCGCAGCTGGCCTTGGGCTCGCGGCGAAAGCCGCGATCGACTGGGATAGCGCATGGGCTGGCGTCACAAAGACCGTGGATGGAAGCCCGGAACAGCTCGCCGAGGTCGAGCAGGGATTGCGCGGGCTGGCACAGGTACTCCCGTCCTCTCACACGGAGATCGCGGCCGTCGCTGAGGCTGCCGGCCAGCTCGGCATTCAGACGCCGAACGTGGTTGCCTTCACGAAGACAATGATCGACCTCGGGCAGTCCACCAACCTGGGCGCTGAGGAAGCCGCGACGCAGCTCGCACGATTCATGAACGTCATGGGCACCGCGCAGGAAGACGTGGGCCGACTCGGTGCAGCGCTCGTTGATCTCGGCAACAACTACGCCACAACCGAATCCGAGATCCTCGCGATGGCGCAGCGACTCTCGGGTGCGGGCAAGCAGATCAACATGTCCGAGGGGCAAGTGCTCGGTCTCTCGACCGCACTCTCCTCTGTCGGCATTGAGGCTGAGGCCGGCGGCTCGGCGATGTCGAAGGTCATGATCGATATCGCGAGCAGCGTCGACAAGGGCGGCGACCGCCTCAAGCTCTTCGCGGATGTCGCCGGAATGAGCGCGCAGGACTTCGCGAAGAAGTGGAAGAAGGATCCGGGCGAGGCTCTGGCAGCGTTCGTTTCTGGCCTCGCAAACGCGGAGGCCCAGGGCAAGTCCACGTTCGGCGTGCTCGAGGAGCTGGGCATCACCGAAGTTCGCATGCGCGACGCTCTTCTGCGTTCGTCTGCTGCAGCTGACCAGTTCTCTGAGGCGATGGCTCGCGGCGACAAGGCGATGGCTGATGGCAGCGCACTTACGGACGAAGCGAACAAGCGCTACGAGACGACTGCTTCCAAGATCGGCATCATGACCAACAAGGTCACCGACGCTGCGATCACGATCGGTCAGGCGTTCCTTCCTGCGATTGAGGCTGGCGCTGAGGCGCTTGGCGAGTTCTCTGACTGGCTTGGAGGCCTTGAAGGCCCTGCAGGCGCAGTCGTTGCCTGGACTGGCGCGATAGCGGCGTCAGTTCTGCTGGGTGGGGGCGCGTTCCTCGCGGCAGTACCAAAGGTCGCTGCATACAAGGCAGCGCTCGAGACTCTTGGGACTACAGCGAAACGGGTCGATGGGGTCCTCTCGACAATTGGGAAGACCGCGGGAATCATCGGGCTCGTCTACGCCGCGGTTGAGGCGGTGAACGCCTTCTCTGACTGGTCAAAGGAGATGTCCGGGGCGAAGGTGTCAGCGGACGACTTGGTCAAGTCCCTGAAGGAAACGTCAAACGCTGCTGCGTCGGTGGACCAGGCTCTCAAGGCGAGTTCGGTCTCGTTCGGGGACGCGTACGACACTCAGATTGCTGTCGACAATCTGAAATCGCTGAACACGTGGGTCGGAAAAGCGCAGGCCGGGTTCGAGTCGAACTTCTTCGGCAAGGCGATGACGACAGTCAACTCCTTGGGCTTGGGCGGCCAGCTCGGCCGGGCCAAGGAGAACATCGAAGAACTCGACCAAGCGATGGCGAGCCTCGTCGGGTCGGGGAACACAACCGCCGCCGAGACTGCATTCAAGCAGTTCGCAGAGCGCGCGGAGGAAGCCGGCTGGTCGTCGGAGCAGATTGCCGACGCGCTTCCGAAGTATGCGGAGGCTCAGAAAGCCGCTGCAGACGCTGCGGACGAAGGCGCAGGACAGGCGAAGACTGCGGCTGACGCATACCAGCAGCAGGCCGATGCGGCACGTTCCACTGTCGACGAACTCAAGAAGCTCATCGACACGATGAACGAAGCCAACGGTGTTGGCCAGACAGCGGAGGAAGCCAATGCGCGCTACCTAGAGTCCATCGCTGGTGTTGAGGAGTACATCCGGAAGGCCAATGAGGGCACGGAAGGATACACGCTCTCCCTCGATGCTTCTACTGCAGCAGGCGCGTCGAACCGGGCAATGCTCGCGGGACTGGCGGCAGATTCGCAAGCATCTGCCAAGGCGATCATGGAGCAAGAAGTGTCCACGGTTGGCGCGGACAAGGCGACCGCAAATTATCGCGACCGCCTGCAGAAGGGACGTGAGGAGCTGATTCGGCTCGCTGGCCAGCTTTCCACGAACAAGAAGGAAGTTGACGAGTTCGCTAATAAGGTCGCGAAGGTTCCTGACAAGAAGGAAACCGAGATGATCGTCCAGAAGGCGGCGGCGACGAACGCTATCGAAGCCTACAAGGCCACGCTCGGGTCCATCCGAGACTCGATTACGACCACTGTCACGGCGATGGTCAATATGGTCACGAACCCTCTTGGCGCGCCCAAGAAGGC